ATGGCATGGGAACGGGTGATGGTGTACGGCTTCACGGCGTGGAAGGGCCAGATGGACGACGGCAAGGCCGTCGATTCCGGGAAGGTGCTGATCCTGCGGCCGTTGAAGTCGCAGCGCAACAGCGCGGATCAGTTCAAGGTCGGGCAGTACACGCAGGAGTTCTCCTTGGGTTCCTCGGCGTTGGCGGGGCGGTGGGTCGCCGACCCGAGCAAGCCGTTTCCGCCGCGCGAGATGGAGGTCAACTTCGAGATGGTGACTACCGGCAAGCGCGTGGAGGTCATTGTGTCCGAGCTGCGTTCGATCACGCCTGCGAAGGCGGCGTGATGGTGACCACCTACGACGGCCTGGTGTGCACGTCGGCACGCCGCGATCACTTCGGCTTCGTGCTCTTCCGTAATCGCGGCGCGGCGCCGGTGGAGTTCGTGTGCAGCCAATGGGCCTGGCCGGCCACCGATGAGGGCAGGGACGCCGCGCGTCGGCAGATGGTACGCACGATCGAACGCCTGCAGCTCGAGGACGCGCAGCCGGCCATGCGCGCCCAGGCGGTGATCGTCTGATGGCCCTGCCTGCGGACGTGGCCGCGCTCCTGGGTGATCTCGCCTCAGGGGCGCTGTACGTCGCAGGTGCGGTCCTCGCGGCCTATGTCGGTCTGCTGGCGTTCCGGTTGATGCGGGTAGCAGTGGTCGGCCGGTCGGCGCTCCTGGTCGTGCGCGAGATCGGCGAGCAGGTGAGGGCGACGGGGGACCGGGTTCTGTGGTGGCGCTCGCGTTGGTGATTCTCGGTGTGTGCGGGGCTGGCCCGATCGTGCGCGCCGTCCTTTCCGGGCCGAGGGGAGTTGTGATGTTCAAGCAAGTGCGTTCGTGGGGCGCCGGCGTCGCGGCTGGCATGGGTGGTCTGGTTGGTGCAGCGCATGCCGAGGTGCCGACGGCCGTGACGACGGCGCTCACCAACCTGCAGGCCGATGCCCTGACGGTGGCGGGGACCGTGCTCGCGGCGATCGTCGCGATCTACGCGTTCAAGTTCATCCGCAAGGGCCTGTGATGTACCAGGTCGGGTCCGCGTGCTACGGCACCACTGCGCAGGCTGCCGCTGCTGCGGCATCGTCGCAGGTGGGCGCTGTGGTGGCGCACGGCTCGGCCGCGTACGTGGTCGATGTGTCGGCGATAGACAGCGCTGGCGCGTCGATCACGTACGCCCTATACCCGGTGGTCGGCGGTGCGCCGATCGTCGTTCAAACGCCGTTCTCGGCGCAGCCATGCGGGCTGCTGGGCGTCGATGACGGCCTCGCGATCGGTTGGGGCATCGCGGCGGCCTGGCTGGTCGTGTTCGCGCTGCTGTTTCTCACGCGGGGGCTTCGTGATGGCAACACCTGAATTCTGGGCCGCGTTCATCGGCGTGCTGGGGGCAACGTGGATCATCGTTTCGCACTGGTAATCGGTGCCGTCTTGGTGTCGATTTCGCTTTCGGCTGCCGCTGCGACCGACTGGACCCGTGCGTTCCAGAATGCCGGTGCGCGCGTGGCGACGGGGGTGAAGGACCCGATCGCGCGAGGATCACTCACGGGTGGCATGGTGATCAACAGCGGCACGGGCGGTGCGCTGATTCGTGCGTCGGAGAAGTTGACGGTCGGCGGTGCTGGCGTCGATCTCACGCTATCGCGCTTGGTGACACCGATGAACATCGCGAAGATCGCGCGGGGCGCGGCGCGGATCTATGGTCCGCTGGCGCTGGCTGAGCTGGTCGTGGAGGGTGTCCAGTACATCAACGGGCAGTGGCAAGCGGCGGACTCGGTGCAGGGCGGCCTGTGCTGGAACGTGAGCGGTCCGTACGCGTCTGAATGTACGGGTTGGGGTACTCAGATATGTGAGTTGCCGATCGGTGCTGTAGGGCATGGGTACGCGTATGTGCCGTCTCCGGAGTGGCAGAATCAGGTGAAGCCGTCGTTGTTCAGCGTGCAATATCTTCAAGGTCAGCCTGCTCCCGCAGGTTGGGTGCAGTTCAATAACTGCACGTCTCGTCCGAATCAGGGCGGCTACTTTCCGGTTGCTCTCGCTAAGGTCGGTTCTCCGGGCTATGTGCCTGCGACTGACGCGCAGTTGGAAGATGCGATTTCGGACGCGTTGTCGAAGCCCGCGCAGTACGGCAAGGCGGCCGGGGTGTTGGACGCCTCGATCACGGGTCGGCTGGCTGACCTGGTGTCCGAATCTACGCAGGTCACGGGCCCGGCCTCGGTGCAGGGGCCTGCGGTGAGCTCGACGACGACGGTCAATGGCGTGCCTGCGACCACGACTACGCAGACGACGTACAACGTCACCTATTCCGGCGATGTCGTGACGATCAACTCGACGACGACGACGACGTATCCGGACGGGTCCACGCAGGTGCAGACGACGTCGGCGGGCGAGCCCGGCGGCCCCGGCGCGGAGACGCCGACGAATCCCGATCCGGCGCTGTGCGAGGCGTTCCCGGACATCCTGGCTTGCCAGAAGTTGGGTGCGCTGGAGGCGGAGGAGCTGCCTGACCAGGCAGTGCCGCTCGCGATCACGCCGGAGGAAGGCTTCGGCTCAAGCGCAGGGTCATGCCCTGCCGACAAGCCGCTCACGGTGCTGGGGGTGTCCATGGCCTTCAAGTGGGGACCGGTCTGCGATTTCGCGAACGGCATCAGGCCGGTGGTGGTGGCGGTGGCTTGGCTGTCGGCCGCCCTGGGGTTCTTCGGCTTCGCGCGGAGGGATTGAACGATGGAAGGCATGGCGAAGTGGCTGAGCGATATCTCATGGCCACTGGTGTCGCGCGTGTTGGTCGCACTCGGGTTTGGTACGGTGACCTATACCGGTGCCGATACGGCGCTCCAGTCTGCGCTGGGTGCGGCGAAGGCGGCAGTGGGTGGCATCGCGGTCGATGTGGCGCAGCTGCTCGCCCTGGCGGGGTTCTTTGACTTCATGGCGATCACCTCGGGCGGGATCGTGTCGGGCTTGGCCTGGATCGTGCTGAAGCGGTTTGCGTTGCAGACGACGGGGCCGACGTGATCACCGTCATTACGGGTGCTCCGGGCTCGGGCAAGTCGGCCGCTTTGGTCGATCTGTTGCAGCAGCTGGCGAAGGGTCGCGCGATCTATGCAGACGGGATACCCGATCTCAAGGTCCCGCATTTCCCGCTCGAGGTCTCGAAGTGGCCGGACCTAGTGCCCGATGGCGCGGCCGTAGTGGTCGATGAGGTTCAGCGTGTTTGGCGGCCGCGGGGTCCTGGCCAGCGCGTGCCGGCGGACATCGCGGCGCTGGAGACGCATCGGCACCGTGGGCTGGACTTCTTTCTGGTCACCCAGGCGCCGCGGCTGATCGATGCGAACGTGCGTGCGCTGGTCGGGCGGCACGTGCATCTGCGCGATCTCGGTTTCCTTGGCCGCTGGTGGTATGAGTGGCCGGAGATCTCGGATGCGTTGGCCTGGCGGTCCGCGCCGATCAAGCGGCGTTACAAGCTGCCGAAGCGGGTATTTTCGCTCTACCGCAGCGCGTCGGTGCATGTGAAGCCCGTGCGCTCGGTTCCGTGGATGCTCCTGGTTATGGTGCTGGCGCTGGTCGCGACCGGGCTGCTGGTGTGGCGGGCCTTCGGTGCGGTGTCGTCGCGCCTCGGGGGTGGCGAGTCGGCGCCGGTGGTGCAGGGGCATGCGGTGGCTGCGCCGGTGTCGTCGGTGCCGGGGCATGTAGCAGCGGCACCGATGACGGGTGCCGCGTTCGCGGCGTCGTTCACGCCTCGGGTGTCGGCGATGCCGGAGAGTGCGCCGATCTACGATGGTATGCGCCAGGTCAAGGTGCTGCCGACGGTGGTCGGCGCGGTGTGCTCGGCCTCGCGCTGTAGGTGCGTGACGGAGCAGGGCACCGATGCGGGCCTGGACTCGGAGACGTGTCGTGCCTGGCTGGCGAATCCGCCGTTCAACCCGTTCCGGGAGCCGCCCCGCGTTGAGGCGGCGTCGGTCGTGCTACCACCGCATGCCGAGGAGCACGAGGGCGACCACGGCGACCAGGAACGCCGCTAG